TTTGTGATAAATAGATTGCTGCAATATAAAATCCAACACCCATTAATAAGTGAATATGATGTTCTGGACACTTAATGTTTGTTTGAAACATTTTATTAATCGTATCTAAAAGTAAACAGTGTGCATTATGGGGAAATAAACCCCAGAATAGTGCATTGGCAATTAATAATGTTAAAATTACTGTTTTCATCTTTATATTATTATTAATATTTTTTTATTTCATAATATATATTAATGTATATTGTGATTATAGTATTATTCTTAATTAGTATTTTATTATCCAAAAAGGAAGAAGTAAGGGAATATTTTACTCTTGATACGTGTGATGTTGATGGAGGAACAAAAAACATTCAAAATATGCATAGTCAAAACAATACAGGGACAAAAGAAATTTCAAATGAATTAAAAGAAATGAATCAAAAAATGGATGAAATTAATAAAACATTAGAAGAATATAGAAAATCAAAAGAAAAAGAAAGGATTGTTGAAATGAAAGATGATAAAGATGATGATAAAGGGGATGATAAAGAGGATGATAAAGATGATGATAAAGATGAAGATAAAGATGAAGATAAAGATGAAGAAGATACTATCTATACTGAAATATCTGAATGGAATGATATTATTTATAATGATACTTTAATTAATACACTCCTTATTATTGCATTAATCATCCTATTTATTATTTTCTGCTACTACTTTTTTGGTTATATTGGAAAAATAGGAAAACGCCGTAATTTATTATTAAAGAAAATAGATATTAGTTATGATGATATATTAGATGAGTTAAATAAAAATAAAATTAAATCTGGATTAAAGATAAAAAAAGGTTCTTTTTTTGATTTTTTAAGCAAAAAATAATACTTATGTAAAATATTTAAAAAAAAAATATAGTATTATTAGAAAAATGGAAGGAGAAGATTATGGAAATTTTGATGCTGTTGTTAGTAAACTAAGGACTTTTTTTCGTGATGTCAAGGGTTTTAAAGAAGTGCACACTCAAAATAAAAAGAGTATATTAGCTGCATGTGAAGATCCTAGAACAATTGCTACATATGATTATGAAGGAGATATCTGGCCTTTACCTCAAACTGGACAAATGTGGTTGGAACATTATTTATTGGAACACCCTGAAGAAAATGGTTTCTTCTGTGTTTCAACCTCTTATCGCAATGAGCCAAACCCTGTCCCTGGACGCCACGATAGAATTTTCCCTATGTTTGAGTTTGAATTAAAGGGGGGTATGGATGAACTTAGAAAAGTAGAAAAAGAACTTTTAGACTATTTAGGATTTAGAAAAGGTGAAAATGGAGATTATCCTGCAGATGATTATGATAATATTTGCACGAAATACGGAGTTGATGAATTAGAAAATGAACATGAAGAACAATTGGAAAAAGATTATGGAAGTGTATTCTTTTTAGAAAACTTCCCAGAAAGAACATCTCCCTTTTGGAATATGAAACTTCAAGAAAACAAGACCCACTCAAACAAGATTGATGTTATTATACATGGTATTGAAACCATTGGTTCGGCTGAAAGGAGCACATCAAAAGAAGAAATGAAAGAAAAGTTTGAGACTATTTCTGAAGGAGGATATGCTGGTATTCTTTATGATAAGTTTGGTAAAGAACGTGTTCAAAATGAATTAGAAGAATTTCTAAAGAACGATTTTTTTGAGCGTTCCGGTGGTGGTATTGGTATGACTCGTATGATTCGCGCCATGAAACTTTCAAACCTTATCTAATCTTCGATTGTTAATCCTTTTAGAGCTCTAATTCTTTGTTTTCCTTTTTCATCTTCTATTAATGCCCCCTTTCCTTTTAATTCTTTGACTGTACCAAACTTCTTTTTCTCTTTGTACATCCATGATACTTTCATACCTTCTTTATAATCTCCTACACCTTCTCCTTCCATTTCCATTTTTTTCTTCTTCTCTTTCTTATACTCAACTTCATCATGTTGTATTATGATTTCTGGTTCTTTATCCATTAGAAAGGGATCGATATCTTTCACTAGTTCCAATATTTCTTCATATTCTTTATTAATCTCTTGAACAAGATTAATATAATTTCTTAATTCTTCTTTTCTTTTTTCTTCAGAAATAGTCTCACTTTTAATATTTTTCATAATATTCTTACATTCTTTCGTTTTACTAATACGACTATCATAAAATTTCTGAAGTTCTCTCTCTTTCATTTCCATATTCTTTTTAAAAAATAGATTTTCGATTCTATCAATTTCATCATTTATTTTTTTCCTTTTTTCTTCAGATTCAATTGCATTCTTCTCAACATCTAAGAAGTGTTTTAATGTATCCCAATTATATTCGTCATTTAATTCTTTTTTTAATTTATTGATCGATGTTTCAAAATGTAAGTATTTCGGCAATTGAATAATAATTTGTGGATCACATTTATCAGAACCACATGAAAGGATTAATTCATCCTTACCTTCTTGAAATGTTTTTTGAGTATCACATGATTGACATCTTATGTATTTATCTTTTCCTGTAAGATATTTCATTTTTTCATCATAAAATATCCCGAGTGTTTCTAAATATTTATCCATTATTACATATGAATAATAAAAAAATTATGAATTAATATCATGGTAGAATTGAATGACCCTTTGTGTATAATTTCGTTTATTTTTATCTTTGTTTTTCATCCTCTGATAGAGTATAAAAATACCTATACTAAGGATTAGTAATCCAATAATATTAAAATAAAAATTAAAATTATCAATCTGTCGAACCGTATTTTTGGGATGTTTTACAATTTCAACATTCGGTTCTTTCTTTTTAAAAAACTTCTCATACTCAACCAATTGGGGTTTCATAACTAATTATTGTTCTAAATTAAATATGTATTTTAAACAAAATCACCTTCTCGAACAGTAAATTGGATATAAATCAATAAACAAACCGATAAAGATACTAACCATACAGGTGTAATTGTTTTATTAGGACCCGAACCAAATTCTTTCACTTTTCCATCTTCATGAAACATCATTTTTGGTTTTTTTTTATAAAGTAAAACTAATATACCAATAAATACAACAATTACCATTTGAAGATTACGATCAATATCAAACATTATTATTATTATAACATTATATTTATTTTTAATCTTCTACAATAACCCAATCGTTATTTTCTAAATTATTCAATTGAACAACAAACCCAGTATTTATCTTTTTTAATAAAAATTCATCATAATCATCGATAAAACTTATCAATCCCCCAAAGACAACTTTAATAAAGTTTCGTATATTTTTCTTTTTATTATTATTTAAAAATTCAGTATTTTTGGTCCTATTACTAAGTAAGAAATCAAGTTCATCAATATGTATCGACTCATCTGTTTTTTCTTTAAGAATTGTTTCAATAAGATTGAAAATAATTTTTCTCCCTTTTTCTTTTGAAACATTCCATTTGTAATTTTTGTGGACCATTTTATATTTTATAAATATATTTGATTTTTTAATTTATTTTATCCAAAAAAATAATTCTCTTTTAAAAAAATAGATTCTATGTATAGATTTTTTATATAATACTATAATATATATAAATTCTATGATGCAACCGAATTACATGAATCCTTATGGTTATGCGGGGATGTCTGGATCAGATGATACAACCGTTGTTTTTATAGTCCTTATATTATTCTGCTGTTGTATTTTTTGTATCTTTGGATACTTTTACTGGAAAGAAAATAAGGAAGAAGAAGAAGATGATTCAGTAACTTGTTCTACAATTACAAGTGATCAAACAAAGTGTAATACAACAACTGGTTGTTCTTGGAATGAAGCATTATTAGAATGCGAGGACTCATCAACAAAACGGAGGTGTCTAGAAAATTATCGAGTAAGTAATAATTCATGTCTCCCATGTCCTAAATATACAGATGGCCCTGCACGTGGTCAATATAAATCGAAAAGGGCATCGGGTGACGAGTATCCAGGTCCAGATACTCAATGTATATTAGAACCTTGTCCCGAGAATTACCATGTTGTTAATGGAGAGTGTGTTCAATGTGAAACTGGTAAGTTTAATCCTGCTGGAGATGATCCAAAAGGTGAAAGTGATACAACATGTAAAAGAGATCTATGTCTAGATACACAAAGGATCGTTTGTGCTCCACAAGGGGAAGTGGGTGAATGTGGAGAAAGGTGTTGTTGCGTAGATTGTGGAGATGGTTTTGAACATCATGAAACACATACTCTTTCGCCAGATGATGTTAACCCTGATAGTCCAGATGGCACTGCTGAAACTGGAAGGTATCAATGTGTTCGTGTAGGTTATGGTGTGACTAGAACTGCGGACACAGTCGATAAACCATTGTGTCCGAGCGGGAATGGAATAGCAAATCAAGGATATAAAGTTGTTGATGGTAATTGTGTCCAATGTGATGGTGGTAAAACTACTTTTGAATCCCATGATCCTAATAGGGGTATAGACACTACCTGCAAACTTCCACTATGTGATTTCGATCAACATGTTACTATTCTGGATGGAGGTTTCTCACAATGTTCAAACTGTCTTCCAGGTGAAGCAAATATTAATAAAGATGATCCTAATTTAATTATACCGACATCTTGCAATCAATGTGCCGAAAATTATTATGTAGATTCTAACGGAACCTGTGTATCCTGTGGAAATGACCCAGTAGATGGATCACCACTCTTAAATCCTAATAGACTTGATAAAAATGGAAGTATCATAGGCCCTGAAGTTTGTAAACGGAGGACATGTTACAATCCGGGTGATAACCCTAATGACCAGTTTGTCAGCGAACAACTTGTTTGTGATACTGAAACCCCAATGAATTGTAGTTGTGTAGCTTGTCCAGATGACCAAGAATCAATTATTATACATACAATGTCTCCAGACGATTTGGAAAATAATGCTTTGTATTCGGGACTCTCGACGGGATGCACTGGAACGGGAATGGGGGCTAGTCAACAGATGTTTTTAGACAGTATCCAAGGTTTAATAGACTCCTCCACCCCCGACAGCTTTTCCCAGCAAGACTTTGAAAATAAAAAAATTCAGATAGAAGAGAAACTTGCAATGAGCAATTTACCATCGGATTTCCGTTCCGAAATAGAAACTAAGTTTATGAACTTGAAATCTAAATTATCATCTTTACCATGTGAAAGGGATTATAGAGTTATAATGTCGGCAGATGCAGAATATGATGATAATTGGAATTGGGATTCAACACAACGTCCGCAATGTGCTCCATGTGGTGTAGGTAAGATTGGTGTTTATCCACCTGGTATACCAACTGACAGCAGTGAAACACCGATCGAGTTTGATATAAATAAAACACACGACCATACTTCAAGAAACTCAGCCACTGTGTCAACAGAATGTAAATTACTCCCCTGTAATCAGAATCAACCCCTCGTGGGAAGTTATCATGCGCATGGTCACCGACAATATCATTGTGGTCTCCCATGTGAGGGGGAAAATCAGATCGGTGCTCCAAGAAGGTCTCTCGGCATACTAACAGGTGATAGGCATATAATATCTCCCACAGATGCTGTAGAAAGTGATACTACAACATGTAGATCGGATGTAGCAAATACATGTGAAACTGTAGATGAGTCATTATGTGGAAATGGGTATAAACGTATTAGTAATCCGGAAGAGGAATTATGTGAACAAGATACATGTGTTGTAGTTGAACCGACACCCCAATCTCCGGGTAGCCAGGATCATCAAACTTGTTGTGATCCAAATGAAACATGTGGAGAAGCAGGAATACTTAAAGAAGGGGTATTTTCAAGAATAACTTCAGATGCATTTTTTCTAGAATCGGATGCATCCGATAATCCGGAAGATTATATTGGTAAGATTATAAAAATAAAATATAATGCAGATTGGCCAGGTGGGAATGATGGAAATGAAATTATTGGAAAGATACTAGACTATCAAGTTTCAGGAAATCAAAAATCAATTACAAGTATTGAAGGTGTATGTATCGGGACAGGTGGAACATGTTTATCTTCTGCTGAAACTCGAGATGAGTGTATTCAAAGTTCAAAAAGATGTACTTTTACTGCTGGTCAAGATGCTCAACCAGGTGCTTGTCTAAGAACTGGTAGACATCAATTACATGCACAATTTGAAAGCATGTTTGGGTCAACAATTAATTGTCCTGATTATTCCAATAGGAACCAATGTGAAGTAACATCTAAACAAGGAGAATGGAGTAATATATCAACAACTGAAAGTCCATGTTTTTGGAGATGGGCACAAAATGAAATACAAAGCTCATGTTCTTGTAATTTACCTACTTTTGATGGTTCTGAAAATAGAGAATTACGGCCAAGTTATATAATCTATAGTGATATATGTCCTGAAGGTTATCAAACTAATGATGAAGCTATTAATACTCTGTGTTCAGGAGAAACATGTGATATTGGAGACGTAGAAACTCAAGGGGCAGACTTTTCTACGTGTTGCGTAAGTACTCAAGCGACTTGTGGTAATTCTAATGCAGAGGGAGAAGCTGTAACGGACATACAATGTGGACCCGATATGATATATGATCCTAATCAGTCCTCGACGAGTTGTGTTGGAACTACATGTGATCCAGAAAATATTGACGCAGATAAGGCCTCATGTTGTATTCAACCGACTGAACACGGTGTATTTGTAACTGGTTCGAGTTGTGCTGGTGCGAATGGCTGGTATACAGCCCGTGGCCTTGGTGGAGGAGAGGCTAGTATTCACGGCGACCGCACAAAGTATCAAAATGGAGAAGGTTACAGGTTGACTAATAGTAATCACGGAGGGTGGCGGTGGCAAATAACTCATCCAACTTGGACTGCTGGCCAGGCGCTCAACGAATACGTAATTGCTTTTGATCAAAATGGCATCCCTGGCAACAGCGATTCTTTTGAATATCCTTTCCCACCACCCGGTCTTTGGAGAGAATCACCCATGGCATCAAGTTGTAATGATGGCGGCACGAATAGCGTGGGGAGCGGGGCTTACGTAGATTCAGGAATATCATTAACTTATCATAATTTACCTTCAAACCAGATTCCTTCGGGTTCATGTAAATGCACCACGCCCTCGTCGCAGTATGCGAATACTTGTATGACGAGGGAGTCGGGCAGCCTGCGCAACAGACAGGATAGGTGTCCCGGAAAAACATGGGAACAATGTGTAGGGACTGGAGCTTATAATATATCTGAATATCGATGGTTGGGATCTAATGCATACAATTTATGCGAGTGGGGTTGATAACTCCATAAAAAATTATTTTATAAAAACAATATTACTTTACAGATACATATGTTCTGGAGGTTGATCTCCATTTTTAACAGGTAGAAGTTCTTTCACAATTTCAGGTGTTACAGTTAGTGGTAACTTAAAATCCTTAATCTTAAATGTCATTGGTAGATCATCTTTCTCTTCTTTCCCTTCTTTCTCTTCCTTTTCTTCTCTCTTTTGAGATAAATAGTAAATATTTATCTTTGAAATAATCGTTTCCAAACATCTCTTCAAATTCCTTACTCCTTCTTCTTTCCCCGTAAACTGTTCAATGATATGGAGGATTGTATCATCCGGGAAGAGAATCTCTTCCTTTGAGAATAAGAATGTATCCAATAGTTCAGGAAGAACATAATTACGACAGATTGAAATCTTATCTTTCGGTTTGAATCCCTTTGTATTGATCACATACATTCTGTCCTTCAAAATACGATCAATCTTTGTTTCATCATTGAATGAAAAGATAAACAATGCCTTTGATAGATTCATATGGATTCCAGGGAAATAATTATCTTGGAACAGAGCATTTTGAGATGGATCTGTTAGATGAGTTAGTAGATGAACTATCTCATCTCCCTTTGCTGATTCACTAATCTTATCCAACTCATCAAAGTAAATAATTGGATTCATACATTTTGACTCGATCAGAATATCTACGATTCTACCCCAGTGTGACCCCTCATAGGTATACGAATGACCATCAAAGAAAGCTGAATCAGAAGCACCACCGAGTGCAATAAATGCAAAGGGACGATTAATCGCTTTTGCAATTCCTTCTTTGACCAATGTTGTTTTACCATTCCCCATTGGACCTTGGATCGCTAGAACATTCCCTTGGGATTGAGGATTTTTAATCCATTTACCAATCACTTGAAGAATATGCATCTTTGCATCTTGGTGTCCATAAATTGCTTTGTCTAACTTTTGTTGGGTTTGAACTAGGTATTCCCTCTTTTCTTCAAACGTGTTTTCATTGTTAATTGGTAGATCATTCATCTTACCAAATGGAATATTAATTAAACCATTCAACCATTTATCCATTTTACAGTATTCACCTGTAGATACATCCATCTCACTTAACTTTTCAACATTTCCAATCGCAATTGACTTTGTTTTTAGATCCATATCTGATTCAAGGATTTTGAATTTCAAAGGAACATCTATATTACGAATATCCTTAATCTCTTGAAGCTCCATTAGATGTTTTTCCTTCTCTTGTGGAACTAAGTTCTGGAAATAGTTAAAATCTGTATCTTCATCTTCAAGAACATCGTCTTCCATTTCGATATATTTCTCATCGTATTCATCCATTTCAATTTCATCATCTGTAAGTTCGATATCTTCTTCTTCTTCTTCAATTTCTTCGTCGGTTGTAAATTCTTCATCCTCTTCTTCCTCTTCACTAAGTATTTCTTCTTCACTTTCACTTAATTCAATATCTTCTTCTTCCTCATCAATAATATTGATAAAGATATTATCTTTCTTTTTGTTATTCTTTTTCTTTCCTTTCTTATCACTAAGAGTATTCAATAGATTCATTAACATATAAGAAGCCAACATATCGGGTAACTTATTTTTTCCTTTTTTCATTTTCTTTCTTTTTTTCGATGGACTTAAATTAAGTATTGTTTGAGGAGAACGATTCCCTCCTCGTAGTCTTTTTAATTCCTTTTGAAACATATCATTATCAAACCCTTCATCGCATTCATAATCAATGAAACCTTTTAAGTTCCCTTGTTCATCTATTTCATCATTGTCATCTGCATTGTTAGGAGGGTCGAAATCAAGTAGTTTTTGTTTGGACCTTGTAATCATTGAATGTTCTGATTGCGACATTTTAATTGAATTGTTATAATTGTTTCAATAAAAAAGTTTTCAAATTTATTTGTTAAAATTTGAATAAGAATATTTAAAAAAAAAGTAATAAGTATATATATTATGAACAAGGATTATATTGAACCTGAAACAAATAATGTTACTGGACTTCAATTTAGTATTATGTCACCTGAAGAGATTAGGAAACGTTCTGTTGTAGAAGTTACAAAACATGAGACCTATGATAAAGACAATCCTATTATTAAAGGTTTGTTTGATATTCGTATGGGGACAACTGAAATGGATAAGATTTGTGGGACA